CCGGAGAAAGTATCCCAGAAACAGACTAGGGAATGTTCGTGAGCTTCTTGAAGTAGGACGGGAACACGACGAGTCCACCGACACGCTTGACAACACGGATAGCCGTCTTGTCCTGGGTGAAGGTCGTCTCGGTGTCATCCGTGACTTTGACAGTGATGCCCTTTCGGTCACCAATGACATAGCCCTCCTTGAAGTTTCCAAACATGATCTGCCCCTCTGGAGCCTCGTCCACTTCGACGAATTCGTACCCGTTGAGGGTCGGAGGCGTCCCGGCCTGGATGTTTCCATCCTGCCACAGGTAGCGTCCGTCCGAATCCTTCAATTTCTTGAGCTCTCGGATGTTGACCCCATTGCTGAGGTACTTCGCACCCTTGCGGAATTTCTTCGGCAACGAGTATTCAAGATTGATCAGATGATCAATGGTGAGGTTTGAACCGGCGACCGAAGTCGTACCGATCACAGAGTTGGTGAACAGACCTTCCGGCTGAGTCGTCCCATTACCAATCAAGAACGCTGACTCTTCTTTCTCGAGGATTCGCTGAGCGAACCGCTTGATCAATACGGACACGAGGTCGTATACGGAGTCTTCGATCAATTCATCGGTGAGATAAATGATCGAGGCGAGCTTGAAGGCAGTGAGGGTCTTCTGAGCGAATTCCGCAGTGGTGGTCGTCTTGGTGGCTCCTTCAGCCGTCCAATAAGTTTCCGGTCCATTGAGGATTTCGTCGAGGGTCTTGGTCTTACGGTTCATCGTAATGACGGACACCATCGGACGAATCGTGGCCTGTTGGTAAATCTCTTCACGCAACTGACCTTCGAATTCGGTCGGCACAGTGTACAATCCGTCGGCATTCACGCCTTCAGAAAGTGCTTTTACCGCTACCGCATCTCGGTTCACGAGAGCGATACAGAATGCCTTGACTTTCTCTTCTGCTGTGAGTTCATTCACGGCCTTCTGAGTGTCTTCAGCGACGAATACCTTGAGGACATTCGCCTCCTGGCTCTTTGAGACGAGTTCTTTCATCTCACCGACGATCTCATCCTTGAGAGTGTCGAGACCGAGTTCCGCACGGATGGCCTGAGCCATCTTTACGGCTTGCTCGCCGAGAGCCTTCTCTTCTGCTTCAACTTCTTCCTTTGTTTTAGACATAGTTATTTAGCACCTCCTTTCCTGGTCGCCTTGGCGACTCGCAAAAGTTCCTGCATAGCACCCGTCGCCTGTTGGAGCAGACGGATATTCTGTGCGAGGTTCTTTTCCTCGACCTTCTCACCCTCTTCTCCGGATTTTTCGACATCGCTGTCCCCGGTGGTGGATTCCTGTTCGGCAAACGCCGCTAGAAATTTCTTGAACTTGGCCTCTTTCTTGGCCATCATGTCATCGTCGTCCTCATCATCATCTTCATCTCCGGTCAGATCCTTGAGAGCTCCCTTGCCGAGCATGTCGCCCGTTCCGAGCTTGGCGATGATCTTCGAGAGTTCCTTGCAGAGCGGAGCGAAGTCAGAGGCAGGAATGGTCTCGTCCCAGTAGATATTCATGAACGCATCCAAGGCCTTCCAGATCTCATGCACATTCTCTTCCTTCATCTGGTACTCGCTCGGGTTGTCGAGACGATCTTGGATAGCACCCTTCTCTTCCACGATGACAGCCTCCTTCACTTCTTTCTGTCCGACGGCCTTGGTACGCTCGAGGCGTTCCACTTCACCACGGAGCTTCTCATCGAGGAGCCATTCCTTGCAGAGAGCAACGGCCAGGTCATTGTCGGTCATGCTCTTGGCGAAGACGACAGCCTTCGGGTTGGCAGGAACAGCCACGAGAGAGATCTCGAGGAGCTCAGCCTTCCGGGTGATGTTCTGATCCTTGGAGTCAAATTCACGAGGGATGTAGCCAACGGAAAAAGTCCGGAGGATTCCCTCTTGGACGAGCTGATAGGCTTGCTTGGCTTCCTCGGTTGCCTGAGAGAATACCATCTTGAACATGAGCTTCCCGTTCTCCACTCCGATCTCCACTGCCTTTCCGATAGGGAAGTTGTTGTAGTTGTGGTGAGCGAGGATCACTGGGTTGGCCAGGAAGTTCGTGAGATCCCATCCGTTCTGATCAATGACTTCATTGTCACGATCAGGATCAGCAGTCGATGCGATTCCGATGACCTCTCC